ATGATGCATACAATGATGATTTAAAGAAAAGCATTAGAATTATTAAAGAATATGATCTATATGAGTTGTCCTTGGTTGATAATCCAGCAAACCAATTTGCAAACATTGTATCCATTGAAAAAGTAAATGGTCAAAATGTAGTTGGTGGATATCTTTCAAAGGCAGAAATTGAAAATGTTTTTTGGGACAAAGAAACTGGCATTGTAATGGTTTCAGAGTCTGAAAGTGAGACAAGTCCTACATCAGGAAATCCAATGCAAAACATTGGTTTTATTGAAAAGGGCGATAAGAATAATACAGAAACAATAAAGTTCTTAGTTGATAGTGCTAAAGGCATTAGTACAATTAAGATTACAAAGGAGGTTAGTCCTATGACTGAAGCAACAGATGCAGTAGTTAAAACTGCAGTTGAAGAAGTACAGGTCGCTCCAGAGGCACAGCCAGCAGAGGTTGTTGCAGAAGCAACTCAAGAAGTAGTTGCAGAAGCAGAAAAGATTGTTGCAGAAGCAACAGACATCCCTGCAGTCAATGAGGTAGCACCAGCAGTTGAAGAACTTGCTATTGCTAAATCAGAAGACGGTAGTGCAGATTCTTCCGTTGAAAAAACAGAAGAGGGAGAGGTAGCAGCAGTAGAAACTGTTGTTGAAAAATCTAACGAAGCAATTGTTGAGGCAGTTGCAGAAATTAAGAACTCTCTTACAAATGCCTTTGGCGATTTAGCAACAACCGTTAAGTCTCTTCATGAGCAGGTAGTTGCATTAAGCAAGTCTCTTGACAATGTATCAGGTGAGGTTAAAACCGTATCTGCAGAAGTAAACAATGTTAAGGGAGTTTTTAATGAGTTTGGTAAGCGTGTAGATCTTGTAGAGCAAGACACCGCTTTCCGCAAGTCTGGCGATCTAGGCGAGATCGTGCAGTTTGAACCTTCAAAAGTTCAGAAATCCCTATGGGGCGGTCGTTTCCTCACATCAACCGACCTATTTAAATAAGCAATAAAATCACTAGGAGGTGAAAAATAATGTCGGAACAAAATAAAGACCTAGAAAAAAACTATCCAGGCGCAGCAAGCAATTCCACAGCAGAGATTAACTCTGAAGGTGGATTTGTATCTGGTGGTATTGGTGGTGCAACAGGTTTAGATTCAGCAGGAGCGTCTGTAGGATCACAACTTGGTAACACTGCAACTGCAGCATTCGGTTCAACAACTGGAGCAAATGCAGTAAACCCAACAGGCGTAGCAGGTGGTATTCTAGCACCTGAACAGGCTCGTAGATTCATCGACTATGTGTGGGATGCAACAGTTCTCGCTAAAGATGGTCGTAGAGTTACAATGCGTGCTAACACAATGGAGATCGAAAAGGTCAACGTTGGAGAGCGTGTAATCCGTGCAGCAGCACAAGGTGCACCAGATTATACAAACATCGGCGCAACTTTTACAAAGGTTGAACTAACTACCAAAAAGATTCGTCTTGATTGGGAAGTATCAACAGAAGCACTTGAAGACAATATTGAAGGTGGAGCACTTGAAGATCATCTAGTTCGCTTGATGACTAACGCTTTCGCAAACGATATTGAAGATCTTGCTATTAATGGTTTAGGATCAGGCAATGATGCCTTCCTTTCAATCATGCCTGGCTTCGTAAAGCAAACTCGTGGAACAGTCGGAAACGATGCTCACGAATATGCTGCAACAGTCGCAGACGACAATTACACAACATCAGTAATGCAAGGCTTGCTATTAGCAATGCCTCGTAAGTACCGTGCACTTAAGAGCAATCTTAAGTTCTACGCAGGTACTGATGCTTTTGCTGGTATTGTTCGTAACAACGGTACACTTGCAGATGCAATCTCAGCAGCGTTCTCAGACCGCACTGGTAGCACTCAAGCAAATCGTCAAGAATATCTTGATGGTGGAACACAGACACTAGGTAATACACGTACTACTCGTGTACTTGGTGTAGATGTTCTTGAAGTTCCTTACTACCCTGCAGGTTATGTCGATTTGACATTCCCTCAGAACCGTGTATGGGGCTTCCAGAGAGACATCACTGTAAACCGTGAATACAAGCCAAAGAAAGACACCATCGAATACACAGTATTCGTACGTTTTGGTATCCAATGGGAAGAACTAGATGCAGTCGCTTATGTCGACTCAGATAGTGCTGATTCCTAAGATCTAAAAGATCAAATATTAGGGCGGGTAGCGTAAAAACTACCCGCCTTATTCTTATTCTGGTATAATTACAAATAAGCATAGGAGAATTATGAACTTAACAATTGAAGAGTTATCAACTAAAACCGTAATGGCATTAAAGGCATACGCAAAAAAAAATAAAATAGAATTATTTGACGCAACAACTAAACTTGAAATATTAGAAATTCTTGCTAGTTGGATACCGCCAGTAAATAAAGAAGAACGAGTAGAAGAGGCAAACAAGGCAGAAAAATTAACAAACAAAGTAGCCCTACATTCACAAAGAAATCTACACATGGATAGTTTAGGTGCTTTAAAAGTAGGTTATAACATAGTCTCAAAGGAGGCATCGAAAAAGTGGTTAACTCACAGGTTGGTAAGAATAGCACCACCTGAAGAGGTAGCCGCATACTACGGTAAATAAAAATGCAGATATTACGTCTTCCCCCATATCCACTTTCTGTAACTTACACAGTTCCAGACGCTAATGCTGATTATATAATCGTTATTGAAAACGTTGCAGAGTTAACAGAAATTGAAGAGGCTGTAGAGTCTAACGCTAGCAAACAAATTACCTATTCTTTAGACGGTAACTTTATTAAATATGACAAATCATATGCATTAACAATATACGAAGATGGCGGATCATCTGGAGAAATTCTTGTTCGTGGCGACATTGTTGTAGAAGATAATTTAGAAATTATGAGACCTTACGTAGACCCTACACCACTTGCTACATCTGGAACAGCAACAGATATAGCCTTGTATAAAGGTTACGAAAATTTAGCAAGAGCAATAATTGACAGTATTGTTGGTGGATTCTACTATGACAGAACTTATTTAGAAGTAGTTGGTCAAGGAAATGATTATTTACCGCTTTGGAAAAAAACACATAAACTTTTAAAAATATATGAAAATGCAGAATTAGTATACGATATAGAAAATGAAGAAGGTCCAGCCTTAACAGATTATACTTTTTTTATAACTAAAGATAAGACAGCAATTACTAAAGATCCACTTGAAAACGTTGACTCTATAAATCGTGCAGAAAGAAGATATTCTCGCATACCTTTAGGCATATCTGACTCTATGAGTTTATTTGACACAGAAGATAGTGGAAACACCCAAACCGTTGTTCCAGGCGTAGCATTTTCAGAAGGTGCAGATTATATTATATTAGCAGAAACAGGATATAAAGTTGTTCCATACGATATTCAAGATGCAGCACTTATGCTCATTGATGATATTAAATGTGGTAAATTAGATTATTACAAGAGATATGTTAAAAACTATAGCACCGATCAATTTAAAATTCAATATGATGAACGCCTAATTGACGGCACTGGAAATATATTAGTAGACAAAATACTAGATAAATACAAAGAAACGATTATCCGTCCAGGAGTATTATAGTGGAAGACTGTACAACAACAGACTTTCTTTATCCAATGAAGGCTGATTTATATTATCCCATTATAACTCAAACACAATATGGACAAGCAACTAGAGAATGGTTTTATGATAGAACTATTATCTGCAATGCCACCTCTATAGGAGGAGCAGGTACTGAACAAATTAAGCCAGAAGCATTTTTACAACATGAAAACAAACTAATAGCAAGAACAAAAACAGATCCTAGAACATCCTCAACTCAAACAGATAATGCAATCACTAACATTTTAGTTACAAACATTCGTAATGCTAATGACGAAATTATTTATAAAGAAACAGCAGGACCAAGATCTGGACGTGGAACTATTTATGAAGTAGCAACAGTAGATCCTTTTAGTGGGCCATTTGGATCAGTTGAATACTTTAAAATATTATTGCGTAGAACAGAAAATCAAACTATAACAGACTAATGATAATTACAACAAATACCAAAGGCTTTAACAAACAGATGAACAACATTGTTCAATACGCTTTTGGATTTTTAGATGGTGCTCAAAAAGGTAAAACTGTTTTTTTAAAAAACCTAGGTGCAGGAACAATAGAGGCAATGGCTAGGTATGTAGATGTTTCAGCAAGAGGAAATCCAGCAGCACTTCAGCATGTTTATGAGTGGTATCAAGTTGGAAGCCCTAGTGCAAGATTGTTTGATATTAATTACACCGTCAGCAATTTAGGATTAAGTATTAATTCAAAATTTAAACAATCAAAAACTGTTAAAAAAGATTCTAACGTACCATTTTATAATAAAGCAAAAATCATGGAAGATGGTATTCCAGTTAAAATTAAACCTACAAGATCTCCAGTGTTGGTATTTAATGAAGGTGGACAAACAGTGTTTACCAAAAAATCAGTAGTTGTTTCTAATCCTGGAGGAAGTGAAGCAAGAGGTTCGTTTGAAAAAATTATGGATGAGTTTATTTTAAGATACTTTAAGCAATCATTTTTAAGGGCTAGTGGAATATATGACTATATTAAAAAACCAACAATATTTAAGAAAAATATTAAAGTTGGTTCTAGAATGGGCAGATCTAAGGGTATTGATACTGGCTTTAAATGGATTGCTAATGCAAAGATTGGTGTAGAATAGTATTATGGCACTAAATGTATTAAGTCAAACTGGCTTCCCGCCAACCTTTGTAAATGCTTTTGTTAATAGTGAATTAAAAGAGTTTGGCTTAATGCCAACTGGACCAGAACCATTTCAGCCATTTTTTCCAGCACAGGTTCCTGATAGTGTCGAAGGTATTTATAATGACATCCCATTTATTAGAAACAACCCAGATACAACAGTAATTATCTTTGATAGACTTATCAGATTTAGACCAACGACATTTTACAGACATAAAAGAGAGCAATTAATATATTTTATTTATAGTCCAAATCTTTCTAAACTAATTGATACTACTAGGGTTATTATTGAATGCTTAGATAGAGAGGATGCCGCTGCTCAAGACCTAAACCTCTGGATATCTCAAAATGACATTCTTGATGAAAGCGGCAATGCTATCCCTAAAAATGTATTTTTTCATAATATAAAGGTTTATCAAGCAGACGAAAGTAGGGATATCCTAGAATTAGCCTCTGCCAGAACCCTTGCACTCAACAAACTTGTAATAGAGTATGACTATCATACAAGCGGGGCATCAGAAAGATACACATAAAACGGTGTTATAATTAACATGAGGAAACAAACGCCAAACAACTTAATATCTATTTCTATAGAAAGAGGTGAATAAATGGCATACAGTCGTGGAACATCGACCAACATTATCGTTGGCGCTGCAGCACTTTTTGTTGCAGACACAACCCTAACTCCAGGTACTCTGGAAAGTTTTGATACTGAAGAATCATTCAAGGAAACCCTTGCTGATGATGCAGGTTATACAAACGTAGGTTACACCATGAACGGTCTTGAATTACAGTTCCAACCAGACTTCGGTGAAGTACAGGTTGACCAAATTCTTGACGTTGCTAAACTTTACAAGCAAGGCATGCAGGTAAATCTTGCAACTGCTTTTGCTGAGGCTACCCTTGAGAATCTTCTTTTGGCTCTAGCATTTAACTCAGACGAACTATCTGGATCAAAGGCATCTAACGCAGGACAGGTTTTAAACCTATCAGGTGGAGATATCGGCGAATGTCCAGTAGAACGTGGAATTGTTGCAGTAGGACCTGGCACAGGTGATTGTATTGACTCTCCATTCGTGGAACGTGTTTATACAGCATACCGTGCTTTGTCAATCGAAAACGTAACAGTTTCAGCAAAGCGTGACGAGGCTTCAATGTTTGAAGTTTCATTCCGTTTGCTACCAGAAGATACTTCAGGCTCATACGGTAAGATCGTTGACCGTACCTTTGGAGACCTATTATCTTAATAGTTTAACTATTCTACATAGCCCATGTCTTCGGATGTGGGCTTTGTTGTTTTATGGTAAAATTGAATTTATATGGCAACTACAATATATAACTCTCAAACAGTGTATTTATTCGACGGTACGGAATTAGAAATAATACCATTGAAGATAAAATATTTGCGTGAATTTATGCAAACCTTTAAAGAGATAAAAAAAACAAAAACTGATGACGAGGCAATAGAAGTATTGGTTGAATGTGTGCGGGTATGTATGAAACAATATTACCCTTCAATATCTAAAAGCGTTCAAGATGTAGAAGATAGTATAGATATGCCTACAATATATAAAGTATTAGATACCGCTGCTGGAATTAAAATTAATAAAAAGTCAGAAGAACGAGTCAAGGATCAGGCATTAGACAGTGGCCAAACCTGGGAAACATTAGATCTTGCAAAGTTAGAATCTGAGGTTTTTTTGCTGGGTATATGGAAAGACTATCAAGAATTAGAAACATCATTATCTATGCCAGAACTTATGGCAACCCTAGAGGTAAGTAGAGAATTAGATTATACAGAAAAAAAATTTATGGCTGCAATTCAGGGGGTAGACTTAGATAAAGAATCAAATAAAGACAAGGGTCAAAAAGAGTGGGAAGACATGAAGGCTAGAGTATTTAGTAAAGGTCAAACAAAAGATAGCAATGATGTTTTAGCATTACAAGGTGTTAATGCCCAAAAAGCAGGGTTTGGCATAGGGGATGGTTTAGATTATGAAGATCTTAGAGATCCATCTGTTATTAAAAAATAGACTCCTTATGCTATAATTGACATAGCCTATATAGGAGGATACACAATGGCAACAACAGTACATGAGGGCGCAGAACTTACTCTCATTGATGGTACAAAAATCAAGGTACGTCCACTTAAGATTTCCTTGCTTCGTCCATTTATGAAGAAGTTTGAGCAAGTGGCAGGGGTAGCAGAAGATAATGAAAAGTCAATGACTCTTCTTATTGAATGCGTACAGATTGCTATGGAACAATACAGTCCAGAACTATCTAAAGATGTTAGTAAACTAGAAGAGGTCCTAGACCTTCCAACAGTTTATAAGATTATTGAAGCCGCTTCTGGAGTTAAATTAGCAGATGCAAACGCTCTTTTAAACACAGTGCTTGCAAACAATTAAATAATAAAAGAGGTGTAAATGAATGGCTGACGTAAATGCTAATATTGGCGTACATATTGATACGTCAGCGGCATTGGCAGAACTTAAAAATCTTCAACGTCAGTTAGCAAATTTTCATTCATCAGTGTCAAAAAGCAGCGCTGCTGCTGCAATGGCACAAAAAGGTTTACAGACTAATCTCTTAAACTCAATAAATGCAACGGGCAAGTTCCGTGCACAAATGGGGTTAGTAAGAACCTCAACGGAATCATTTACTCACGCACTGGAGACCAATAAACTCTCTATGCGTGAGTATTTCCGTTTTGCAGGCGGATCTACAAAAACATTTGGAAAACTATTTAAACAAGAATTTAACACAATTGGCAAGGTAGCCGAAGAACGTGTTAAGAAAATGCAGACCCAATATATTAAGATGGGTCGTGATGCTTCTGGAGCAATGAAAGCAATTTCAATAACTCCAAATACATTAAATATGAAAGACTACTCTACAAAGTTAGCAGTAGCAGCACAAAAACAAGCATTATTAAATCAATTATTAAAACAAGGATCTACCAACCTTTTAAACTTTGGTAAAAATACCCAATGGGCAGGACGCCAACTTATGGTTGGTTTTACAATTCCTCTTGCTTATTTTGGTACCGCTGCTGCCAAGACCTTTATGGATCTTGAAAAACAAGCAATTAGATTTAAACGTGTTTATGGAGATATGTTTACAACAACTGAAGAAAGTAATAAGGCTTTAGCAGATGTTCAACGACTTGCAGAAGAGTTTACTAAATATGGAGTTGCAGTTGCTGATACTATGGAAATGGCAGCAAATGCAGCAGCAATGGGTAAAACTGGTGCAGACCTTACAGCACAAGTTGCTCAGGCTACTCGCCTTGCAGTTCTTGGCGGCGTAGAACAAGCCCAAGCACTTGAAACAACTATATCCGTTACAAATGCTTTTGGTGTAGCAGCAGAAGATTTAGCAAGTAAAATTAACTTTTTAAACGCAGTAGAAAACCAGACCGTAGTATCTATTGAAGATTTAACAATTGCAATTCCTAAAGCAGGTCCAGTTGTAAAGCAACTTGGTGGAGATGTAGAAGATCTAGCATTCTTTTTAACCGCTATGAAAGAAGGAGGTATTAATGCCTCAGAAGGTGCTAACGCACTTAAGTCTGGTCTGGCATCATTAATTAATCCAACAGAAAAAGCAAGCAAAATGCTTGCAGGGTTTGGTATTAACATAAAAGGAATTGTTGAAAGCAATCAAGGAAATATTAGAAATACAGTAATTGGTTTTGCTCAGGCTTTAGACACACTTGATCCATTAAACCGTGCTCGTGCTATTGAGCAATTATTTGGTAAGTTTCAATTTTCACGTCTATCAACTTTATTTCAAAACGTAACAAAAGAAGGAACACAGGCTGCCAGAGTATTTGATCTTGCTGGGGCATCAATTGAAGAACTTGCAATATTATCTGAGCGAGAACTTGGAGTATTAGAAGATTCAATTAGTACAGACTTTAAAGAATCTATAGAAAATCTTAAACTTGCAATAGCCCCAATAGGTAAAGAGTTTTTAAAGGCAGTTACACCAATTGCAAAAGCCCTTGGAGGATTTTTAGAAAAATTTAATAATCTTGGAGACGGAACTAAGAAATTTATTGTTATAGCAACAACACTTGTTGGTGTAATTGGACCAGTATTGTTAATGACCTTTGGCTTATTATTAAACGCTGGAGCAAACATTATAAAACTATTTGCAACTATGCGTTCTGGGTTTTTAAAGGCTGGGACAAATAGTGGTCTTCTTGCACAACAAACTCAATATTTAAGTAGTGAACAATTAGAAGCAGCAACAGTTGCAGCATCATTAAATCAGGCTCACACACGCCTAACTCAATCATTTGCAGTAGAAACAACGGCAGTTAAATTATTACGTCAGGCTTACATTGATGCAACTATAGCAGCAACAAATTTTGCTAGAGCAAATCCAGGCATGATGATGCCAGGATTTAAACCTGGTATGAAAGGTGGAAAACCAAAAGGATTTGCATCTGGAACAACTGGACTGCCTGGACCAAGAGGCGCAGGAGATATTATTCCAATTCTTGGTGCTCCTGGAGAAGCAATTATCCCAGCAGAAATTTCACAAGATGACAGATTTAAACCTTTAATTGCAGCATTAGTTTCAGGAGATATTAAAGGATATAAAAAAGGCTCTGTTGGTCTTGGAGATGATTTTTCACATGTTGGTGGTTTAAAAAATTTAAATATTGACGAATTATTAAAAAACCCAAAAATTACTGCATTAGAAAAACAAAAACTTCAAGTTTATAAACAAATATTAATTTCACAAGGTAAACCTACAACAGTTGGCTCTTATGGATCTTTAGCATATTCTTTTGATTCACAAATGAATAAGGCTTTAGCAAAAGGTGGGGTATCAATTGATTCTTTTGAAAAGGCTTGGATAAATCGTGGTCCAGAGAAATGGATGTCATCTAATATACCTCCAAGTCAAGCAAAAATAGTTGACGATGCAATATTAAAGCAAATAAAGGCTTCTGGCGCAACTAAAGTAACAGATGCAATGATTGAACAAACATTTAAAAACTTGCCTGCTGAAATTAAATCTACATCTGCATATTCTAAAATGAACTCGCTTCATTCAGAATTAGGATCATATGGAATTGGAAGGGGCTTAGGATCTAATCCCAAAACATCTGAGGCTATATTGGCAGATGCTAAGAAAAAAGGATATATTAAAGATTATAAAATTGAAACAAGAACTAGCGATTCGGGCGTAATTAAAACAAAAAGCCTTATTGTTACAAATAATGATGGAACACAAGTAAATCTTGGTCGTGGATCAAAAACAAATAGACAATATTTACCAGATACCCAAGATACAAGACGTAAAAGCGGAATTATTAATGGTCAAACAAGTAAGGCAAAATCTCCTGCATTAAGTGTTGTTGGTGGAGGGGCTAGCGATAATAGACAAGTTGCAGTAGGGAAAAATGAAACAATTCTTAATAGCAAAACAACTTCAGCACTTCGTTCTGGTAAAAGAGTTTCTGTTCCTGGAATAGGAAGGTTTGGACTTCTTGGTGCAGACCAAGGTATTCCAAAAGGACAATCTGTAACATCACCAGGTATGGCTGTTTCGGAAGTAGAAAAACAATTCCGTTCTGAACAAAAATCATTAAGGCGTCAAATTGAAAAAGTAGAACAAAGAAGACTTGTTGCATTAAAGCAAGAGTTAAAAATAGTTGAAGACAAAAACAAACTTGCTACACAGGCAGCACCATTAACTAAACAACAATTAAAAGAACAAAAACGTGAAGTAAGAGCACAACGTGCACAAAGAGTTGGAAGAGTTGCAGGACCTGTGGCTGGAATTGCGGGTATTGGAGCAATGGCAGGCTTCATGACTGGTAATAATAACGTTGGCATGGCAATGATGGGTATTTCTGCTCTTGCAACTATTGCTCCTATGTTAACAAATCCAATAGGTCTGTTTGTTGCAGCAATGGTTGGTCTTGTTGCTGGATTTAAACTAATTGATAAAAAACATAAAGAAATGGCTAAAAAACAATCAGAATATATTGATTCTATATCTGGTACAACAACTAAAATGAAAAAAGTTGGTGAGGTAACTGGTAAAGTTGGTGCTTCAGAATTAATGACAAGACGCAGACAAGATAGTTTACCAGATAAATTTAGTCAACAATACAATAGGGCAGGTCAACAATTTGGAACTAACTTTATGGGTTCTGACGTTGGTAAAGAAATATCTAAAGGTTTTGCAGAAAGTTTATTAAAAGATCGTTCTATAGCAACTAAACAATTTGCTTTACAACTATCTAGTTACGTATCTGATGGCGTTATTGATGGAGTGCAAGCAGGAGATATTGCTAGACAGATAGCCGTTGATTTTAATGATATGAGTTTATATCCAAGCATTCTTGGACAACTTACAAGCATTATTGGTCCAGATGGGGTTAATATATTAACTGATCCAATTAAAGTAAGAATGTTAATTATTCAAGAACAGGCTGGGCTATCTAATATTCAGGCAGAAGGAATTGTTGCTGGAGATAAAGGAATTATAGGTAAACAAGAAACAGGAAAGGCAAGAGAAGCAGCAGCAGCAGCATCAGCAGCGTCTTATTCTCAATCATTTGAATTGGCAAAAGCACAAGTTGATGCAACTAATTTGCAATATCAAAAAGATTTAGAAATTTTAAAAAATAAACAAAAAATTGCAACGACCGAAAAAGAACGTGAAAAAATACAAAAAAATATAAATACTTTAATTAACAAAAATAAAAAAGATAATTCAGACCTTAGTGCTGAAATGTCAACAATATTAAAAAATCAACAGATTGCTTATGAAAAAACATCAAGATCTCAACAAGGTCTATTGCCTGGTCAAATAAACTTTGTACGAAATGCGTTCCTTGAAGCAAGTAAACAACAAGTTGTCACTAAATTTGCAGGAACACAACAAGAGGGAGCCGCTAAAGCATTATTAGAAAATACAAAAAATCTTAAAAGCACAGATTTAGAAGTTAAAATTAACGCTATTGCGGCAAGCGGAACAAATCCAACTCTTTTGGCATCTCTTATAAATATGTATAAAAATGATGAGGAGCAGTTAAATAAACAAATTGACCTTGCTGTTTCTACAAGAGGAATAGATACTACAGTTTCTCTTTTAGGTAATCTAGGAATGATAGAGGATGCTGACACTAAAAAACAATTATTTATTGACATTATCAATATTACAGATAATCAACAATTTGAAGATATTCAATCAGCACTTACAAAAATATCAGAAATGGCTGGAAAAGACTTTAATGTTAGTGCATATTTAAAAACTAATGGACTTGAAAAACTTATAAACCTTACAAGCCAATTAAACAAACTTGATAAAGTTGTAAGTCCAATAAATAAAGTAACTCAAATTGAAAATATTGGTTTAACCGTTGAAGAAGTTGCTGCAATTACATCAAACTGGGAATATTTTATGTCTTTGCCTAATACTGTTCGTAAAACAGCAATTCAAACTTATGTTGTAGCACTTGATATGGTTACAGAAGAACAAATTCAAGCAGAAATTGCAAAAAGAGTTACTGCCGCTGGAGCAGGTGTTTCAGGAACAGTTGCAAATTATTTAAACTCTCCACAAGGAAGAGCAATGATAGTAGATCAACTTGCTATGCAAGCAACAACACCTCAATACAGTCCAAGTCAACAAGGTCCAAATAAACCTCCTCCTGCAGATGACAACTTTGATGGCAGCGGTACAAGAGACACAACACTTGACGAACTTTTAAAGAAATTAAAACTAACAAGAGATGCAAGCATAAATGCTCAAGGAGGATTGCAAGAACTCAGAAGAGTAATGAGAGAGTCTGGTGGAGATCTTAAAGTATTTAATGGACTTAACCAAGCCCTTGCAAGAATGGGCGCAGAAAGTGATTTTATTAATTTTGTTGGCGGAATGGACAATGCTTTAGAAAAGGCTTATGTAAATGCTGCAAAACTTAAAGACGGAATTATAGAACTAACTGACGATGGAACCCTTGCAATGAAGGCCTATCAAGAGGCTCAAATAGGTGCATTTAGCGTTACCGCTGTTTTAGGAATTACAGAAACTATTAAGCAAAGAGATGCTTTTGTAAAATTAACTGCCGCTGGAGTTTCCGCTGCAGACGCACTAGAAATGATGTCAGATTCAAATTTTATGCTTTCTATTTCTCAAAGAGCAGGAACAGAAGAAATTAAAGACCTTATTGAGCAATATAATTTATTAAAATCAACAATTAAAACGACACAAGATATAATAAATCCAGAAAAAAGTTTTAAAGATTTGATGGATGAAAACATGAAATATTATAATTTTCTTGAAAAAGAAGCAAGGGCGCAATACGAACCACAAATTGAATCATTAAATAATTTAATAGATACTAATGAAAGATTAATTGATGTACAACAAAGAGTTATTGAAGAAAAATATGATCGTCCTATTTCGTTATTAAACGAACAAACAACTTTATTAAATCAAGATTTAAGTTTAATTGATAGGGCCGCTGAATCAATTAATAAAAAGTATGAAGAACAAGAAAAGGCATTGCAACAAATATCTGATATTCAAGATGAAATTGCAGATAAAGAAAAAGGAAGAATTACAATTGCAGATGCTTTAACACGAGGCGATATATCTGCAGCAGCAAAGGCTATTCAAGAAGAACGACAAGCAGCAGCACAAAGAGCACAAGAAAGAAGTTCTAATTTATTACAGGTAGCAAGAGAAAAAGAACTTGCAGAATTAAGAAGTTCTAGTGGATTAACAAGGGCGCAAATTGAAGAAAAAATATATGTAATAAGTCAACAAATTTTTGCATTAGAACAACAAAAACTACCAGTTGCTGCAGAAATTCAAAGACTTAATGATGCAAACTATAACATTCAAGTAAAACAATTACAGCCCCTTAAAGATGAATTAAAGGCAAGAACTGATAATATTGATGCTGCAAGAACAGCCTGGGAAAGCCAAATGCTTGCTATTGAAAAAGCAAAATATGAAGCAAGTGGATATAATAATATTTTACAACTTGGTGAAAATATACTTAAAAGAATTAAAGCATTGTGGGATTCTTTAACCGCTAATGCTGCTGAGGGCGCTGCAATAAAAGTAAAAACTGAGATAGTGGGGAGTGCTCAAGAAATTTTACAAAAATCATCTTTGGCTAGTGCAAATAAAGAGTATTTTGAAAAACAAGTATTTCCCGCAGTTGAGTCTGGCACTATAGGTGGCAATGAACTTAGGGATTATGCAAAAGCATATAGTCAGGCTTTTAAGACAAACATAATACCGTTAGCAAGGGGTGGCATGGTTCCTAAATACTATGCTTCAGGTGGATACTCTAAAGGTACCGATACAATTCCAGCAATGCTTACCCCTGGAGAATTTGTTGTTCGTAAAAATGCCGTTGATTCTTTTGGGGTAAATAGTCTTAATAAAATAAATGATGGCTCATACGGAGGGTCTTCAGTGTATAATTATAGTCTAAACGTTAATGTTAAATCTGATTCAAGTCCCGACGATATTGCAAAAACCGTTATGACTCAGATTAAACGAATTGACAGTCAAAGAATTAAGACTCAAAGAGGGGCATAATGGCAACAGCAGCATACGTTTCAGGCAGAAAGCGCTATCAGAGACCACAGGCAATACTTTGGTCAGAGAATGCTGGAACACTAACTGATGGGCTTTACGTGCCAACTGGACAAGAAATAGGGGCAGATCCAGCCCTTACCGCAGGCGGTATTGATCAATTTTTAATATTGTCAGATCACAATAGATCAGAAATGTCATTTAATTCAGAAAGAATAGAAAAACGTGAAAGAACAATTAATGGTCGCATGAGGTCTTATCACATTGCAGATAAACTTACAATGAGTGTATCTTGGAATAATTTGCCATCCCGTGCCTATTTAGACGTTGCAGACTTTAATGCAAGTGGAGTATCACCAAGAAAAAATACAACAGGAGAATACACTTCTGATGGTGGTGCAGGCGGAATGGAAATATTAGATTGGTATGAAAATCATAAGGGTCCATTTTGGATGTTTTTGGCATATGATAAATATAAAAATTTTGGAGATAATGATGGTGCGTTTGGAAATTTAGGAAAGTATAATCAAATAATTCAAGTTTATTTTTCAGACTTTAATTATTCAGTTGTAAAACGTGGCGGCAGCAATCATGATCTTTGGAATATATCGGTAATGCTGGAAGAGGTCTAAAGTGTTTGTTAGTGAAGCATTAAAGACCCATTTTGAAACATCTGCAACAATTCAAACAAGATCTTTAGTCTTGGCTGAATGGAATATGAATATGCCAGATAACATTTTTTATGTTGGAAATTACAGATACAGACCAACTGGCTCAGAGGTAAAATATCAAACCCTCCCATCATCTTTTGATCAATTAGATGAAGGCGACTATTATACAGACGCAACAGATTCTGAAATATCTATAGATGGTGGGGTAGATAATCAAGACCTGCCACAACAATTTACATCTATAGAACAAAAAAGAAAACTATTATATTCACTAGAGGATTGCTTAAAGCCATTTAGACCTAGGTCAGGAATTAATAAACCTTTATTTTTTTATAATAACAAGCAATACCTTGCAAATTCTGGAGCATTTTTAGCACAAAGACCAAGATATTATATGTCTTCAAGATATGACCAATTTAAGTATTGGAATTCATATAGAAAAGAAAATGATGTAGAGCGTGGAATTGCAAGAAATATATCAAATGGTTTATTTTATATTGATGATGCTGTTCCGTTTGTAGTATATAAAGAAGATGTTCCAACAAATAGAATTATTGTTAAAATGCAAACTAATGTTGGAAACGTAGACCTAACAAACTTTATTAATTTTTCATCAACAACCCCAGACCCACTTTATGGAGATGCCAACAAGACAACACCTAAAAGATGGAAAATACAATATTTAAAAAATAATAATTGGGTAGATGCCTATTCATTTGATGAGAATTCAACAAGAGCAGACGGTAGTCAAATAATACAACCAGATGGATATGTAGAATTAGAGTATGGACTAATCATTCCAGATGCCTATAAAGAAAATTTTGTTTTTGCAGAAACTTATTCATCAGGAACACTTTTACCAGAAACATCAATAGATGGATATGCTTATTTAGTTAGAGAAAATGAATTTAACATTGGTAGATTTTTTGTTTGGAGTGATGCAATATCTAACTATGAAACCTTTATTCCAACATATGGCTGGACACTTGGATCTGAATCAATTAATTCACAAACTAATTTTGTTAAAGATCTTGTATCTCCCGTAGCATTTGCTGATTTAGCAACTAGAGAAATTAAATATAGAGAGTTTGAATATATCCGTGGAATTAGAATTGTTGTAGAGTTAATGAATAAAAATGAATCTACTTTTGATTTAATTGAAATGTCTCCCAGACTTGTTGTAGATATATCTGATGATGTTATTGAGTATGAAGTAAAAAAATCTCTTTCTGATATCGGAAACACATCTTTACCAGTTGGTCAATTATTAGCATCTACTGGTTCTATTTCTATATTTGATGCAGAGCAAGCCTTTAACCCTAACAACACAAACAGTATTATTAAAGATTATTTAAGAAAAAATATTAAATTTAATTTTTATGAACAAATTTTAAATGTAGATGGATCAGATTATTCTGTTCCAATAAAAACTTTATACTCAGAAGGAATGCCACAATCTGACGTAACTGGCGGAACGTTGTCTTTAGAATTAAGAGATTTTTATTTCTTTTTAGAATCAATGCCTGCTCCAAGAATGCTTGTTACAGAAGTTTCATTAAGTTATGCTATATCGCTATTGCTTGATTATATTGGTTTTACTAATTATTCTTTTAAAAGAGTTGATGATGAAAATGATCCAATCATTCCATATTTTTTTATAGCCCCTGACCAAAACGTTGCAGAAGTGTTAAATCAACTTGCAATATCAACACAGACGGCAATGTTTTTTGATGAATACAACAACTTTATAGTAATGAGTAAAGACTATTTAATGCCAACAGAAGATATGCGTAGCACTGACATACAATTATTAGGAAATAATAATCAATCTGTTTCTGGCATTACTGAAAATCAAACTACATCAAACATACCAAACATTATTTCTGCAAGCAGTGAAGATAAAAAAGTATTTAATGATGGCAAAATAAGTTATACAACTAGATATATTCAAAGATCTTACGGGTCAATTAGACAATCATCAATGATTGATAAAGAAAAAACTTGGATATATAAGCCAGTGTTGTTGTGGGAGGCTTCTGGAACTAACTCAACAAAAACAGTAAACGAATTAGCATCAAAACAAAGTAACTATGTTTTAGGAGCAATGCCATTAAACTCTGACTTGTCTATTGAATTGCCAACGGTAGTTGGTGGAGTAGTAACAAATAATATTATTGACATTGGAGAAAACGTATACTGGTTAACAAGATATCAGGGGTACCTATATTCTAATGGTGAAATAATTAGATATGATGCAGCACAATTTAATATTACTGGAACTGGAAACGTTTGGATTTCAAATAACCAAGAATACCAAAAGTATTTTGCATCGCTTCCATTTAATGGAAAAATATATCCAACTGGATTAATTCGTATTTTTTCAACACCATATTATGAATCAGTTGGTGGTATTACAAGATTACAGCCAGGAGCAGTTTATGAACATGGTCGTAGTCAATTTGGCACACAGGTTGCACCACATTTTGCTGGTATCAATTCGTATTGGTCTAACAATGAGAATGTCCGTGGATGTGACATGGAGTCACAATATTTATTTACAACACAAATTAATCCTACGCTACCGTCAACCACAACTGGCGCAGCAGGAGTTAATAATGATTTAGCAAGACAAACATCTAGAAATAGTATTATTAAAAATTATATGGCTACAAGTTATTTTACAGAAACAGAAGTAAACAGTTTAAAGTCAACGCAATCTGGAACAATTCAATCTTCTGCTTTAATCATGAATGGACCATCTTTTAAAAGCACAGAAACTCCAATTGACTTTGTTTCTTATGTTTATAAGAATTTAAATAGTGCGTATAAACATTTTGGAACAAGAATGCGGGTAGTGGGAAAGGTTGAAAATAGCGAAACTAGAAGTCAAACCCCAATTGGAAGCATGCCATACTATCAAATTAGTGGAGTCCAGCCAAATCAAAGCATTAGCATTGGCGGCGGATCTGGCGGACTAGCGGTTATGATAAACCCAGAAACAAATAATGGATATTATTTTGAAGTTGTTGCCTTAACAGAAAACAATGTAGAGTCATATTTAAATTTAAATAAAAATAATCAATCTAATATATCAATTAATAATATTATATTTTATAAAATTAAAAAAGAAAGTTCTTCTAATAATGCAATTCCAGTAAAACTATGGGGTGGTCTTAGCAAAATTTTAGTAGATGATGGAAAGTTTGCAGGTCAGTACAGGGTTTCTGGAGAAGAAAACTCAACGGTATATGATTTATCAGTAGAATATCAAGACATAGGAAGTACTCGAAGATTTTTCTTGTATATTAATAATCAAATAGTTCAAGTTGTAGACGATACGGATCCACTTCCAATTTACAACAATATGGCTTTATTTACTCGTGGGTCCTCAAGGTGCATGTTTGAAAATATTTATGCTTTATCAGAAAATTATTCTCAAAACTCAAGTGCTTTAGTCGGAGAAACTTTATCATCTGCATTTGGAGATAAAGAAATTAGCATTAACGAATCATTTAGAAAATATGCAATGAGCGGAATTGTTCAATCAACATACCTGTCTGGTATTAGCGCTCAACAACCACCAAAATATAATATGTATTTTGAAGAATTTGGGTCAATTATGCGTGAGTGTGCATATTTTAATATTAAGTATGATCGTGCATATCCAGCACTTTATGCTCAATTATCACCAACATTTAATAGAATTAAAAGTTATACAGTTTCTGGTTTCTATGCAGATTCTTATGGAGCAGAGTTTTTAATTTTTAATTCAACAGACTCTGCAATTAACTTAGATGAAACAACTGGAAACTACTTAAGAATTCAAGGCATTGCATTTACACAAGACACCACTCATGAATTATCTGTTGATGAATACTTTAAAAAACGTGGCAATCTTTCAGACCCGCCATTTCAAGGTAACTCACTAACTTATTCTCCATTGATTGAAAAAGATAAATACGATCAGATTAAACTAAGTAGATTAATTTATGGAAAAAATGAATTTTCAATAGATACTCCATATATACAAACACAAGATGATGCTGAGGCATTAATGGGTTGGATTATTAACAAGGTCATGACTCCTAAAAAATCTGTAGGGTTAAAACTATTTGCTATGCCAACACTTCAGTTAGGAGATATTGTAACTATTGATTATAAAAACTCTGATAATATAGATTTAATATCTTCTTCAGGTAATAGGTTTGTAGTATATAATATTGATTATTTAAGAAATTCTAATGGTCCAGATATGACCGTTTATTTAAGCGAGGTATAAAATGTCAAATAGTCTATCGCCCACACCAAATACACCATTAAATATAAACCAAATGCTTACATCTTCTAATGCAAATTTAATTAAAACTGCTACACCAGATATTGTTTTGTTTGATGACGACTCAGTTCCAACAGAGCAAATGGCTGATCTAATATTTGAAAATATTGGTGGACAAGAATTAATAAATATAGCAAGAAACGACACTATCAATGGTCAAAACATATCTTATCAACCAATAAAAAATATTAGATCAATACAGCAATCATATAACCCAAACAATATTTTAGGATTACAAAAAACCTCAGACAAGTATTTTTCTGGATTTTCTATTAGGTTTGATCAAAAAGCCCCAAACGAAGGTAATGGATTAAATGGTACTAACGTTTATATTGACAACTCTGGCAATTTAGTAATAGAGGCTATTGGTTTAAACAATGACGAGCAACTTGAGGTTCAATTAAGCACCAGTGGTACAATATATAGTATACAATTTGACGGGAATGAATCATGATAACTGATGCTGGAAAATCCATTATTGGTAAATACCTGCTTGGTCAGGCTCCAGCCTATGCTTCATATATTGCTATTGGGTGTGGTCCAACGCCACTAGATACCGCAGATACACAAGGTGACTTTTCTCTTAAAGAAAATCTTGATTTTGAAATGTTCCGTGTTCCTATTTCTTCAAGAGGTTTTGTAAAAGAAAATAATATTGATAAAATTGTTTTAACGGCAGAATTGCCAACAGAGGAAAGATATGAAATATCAGAAGTGGGTCTGTATTCTGCTGGATCCAATCCATCTGCTGGAGCATATGACAGTAAGACGGTCTTTGCTTTTACTGCTGGAGAAAATTGGCAACATCATACTGTTGCTGCTGCTACTGAAATTAATACTTTTACAGCACCATTAGACGATGAAGAAGATGATAATATTATTGCAATTGCAGATACAGTTTTTCAAACAAATGCCGATAACTCAATATTTTTTAAAACATCTCGTGCAAGCAGATATGAAAGATGTAGATTTTTAAATAACATTATTTTAATTCAAGGTGATGATGCAGATTTAACAATTAGCGAAGAAAGTGGTCCAACAGAAGATCACTTTGTAATTGAATCAGGATCAAACCATATACATTTAACTGGCCCACAAGTTGATTTTAGCAGAAACTCTCCTAAAGATGAATTAAGATTGGCATTTTCTTTAGTAAGTAAAAATGGAAGTTCTTCTGCAATTCCAGACACCATTAGGGTTTTAGTAGACTTTTCATCAACAGATGCTGGTTCTGGAGAATTTGCAAGATTTGAAGCAGAAATAGATCATGCAGATTCTGGTAACACAGAATCAAGTCAAGATTTTGAAACAAATAGATATTTTGTTGTATCTAAAGAACTACAAGAACTATACACAACTGCAAATTTTACTTGGGATGCCGTAACAGTTGTTAAAATTTATGCTTGCGTTATAGATGCTGGGGTGCCGTCAGAAGATTATTATATTGCCCTAGATGCAATGAGATTAGAAAACACCCAAACATATAATCCACTTTATGGACTAACTGGGTATTCTGTTGTTAAAAATGACAATGCAGAAACAATTATAAAGTCTCCTAATACTAGCAATTATGTAGAATTTAGATTTACAGTTGGTGTTTCTTAATGGCTGATGCAGGTATTAAAAAATTAACTATTCCTAAAAATCAATTACCGCCTGTGGGAGACAATAACGAATATGTAGTAAGGTATAGGGTTATTTCTGAAGATAAAAACAGATACTCTCATTGGTCTCCAATATTTTCAGCAACCGCTTTAGAAATTGAAGAAGTTGACGGTGAATTAATTGTTAGTGGAAACACCTCTACGGTTATTTGGGGAGATGAAAACACTAGACCCAAATATGATATATTTGTAAAATTTGATGGAGGAAGTTATGCATATCACGGAACTTCCCCAATTCACACGTATAGTTTTATTAATACTGGCACAACGAATGTTAGAGCAGCCATACAGGTTGAAGGTATTAACAAAGTAAGAAATGCTGAATTAACTATATTTGAATCAAGTATAGTTTCTTTGGTATAATTAAACAGGAGGAATAATGGCAAAAATACCGCTACCAGAGCGTGGGCAACCATTAGATGTTACTTATATCTATGAGTTGGCTAAAACTATTAATGATTTATCTACAGAAGTTTCTTCTGCAGCATATAATTTTACAAGCATTGATAATGGTCCATCAATTAAAGAAACTATAAAAACATCAAATGCAAGAGTTGTTGGTGGATATGTAGAAATCTTTACGAACAGTATTGTAAGTGCGGGTAACGAAAGAGCATTTACTTATTCATTCCAGAATGACTTTAAATTCCCTCCAATAGTTACAGCAACAGCATTAAACATTGGAAATACAGAGGCTGGTCAAAACGTTACAGTTGTTTTACAAAAACCAACTACGTCTAAGGTTGATGGGTTTGTAAGGTTTGGAGCATCTGGAAACCTATCTCTTGCCGTTAATTTAATTGCTGTTGGTATTCCAAACTAAAAGTTAATTATGCTTTTTTGTAAAAAATGTGGTGGGCGATTGTTTGTTGACAGACAATATACAAGCATTCAACACATAGAAACATATTGCGTTAGATGTGGAACTAGAAAATTTTTTCACCCACCTATGGAAAGCGGAGAGGGTAAATGGTTACTGGAAAAGGAATTATTGAGAGCGAAATTTACAATAACGACTCTGTAATAAAGGGAAGTAAAAAAATATGGTTTCTTAACGGGGACTTAGTAAGACTCTATCATAGTTCCAGATCTACTGGATTAGTTTCTGTGTATAATATTACTAAAGATAGAATTGAAACTTGTTTACGTACAGATTTTAGAAAGAATAGAGAAAAGGCTTATACCGTTGCTGAGACTGCTAAGTTAATTAATCGTCATAGAAAATATATGCCAACATTAATGAAAAAAGGAGTTATCCCCCCACCAATAGGGTCAAGACTAAATGGTCAAAGGGGATGGCAAATAAGATCTTATTATTCAGAAAGCACGGTACAGGCAATTCGTGATATACTGGCATCTATACATATGGGGCAACCAAGAAAAGATGGACTAGTAACAAATAACATGACGCCAACTAATCAAGAGTTGACACGGCGAATGGGAAAAGGTATACTTACATATACAAGAACAGATGACGGAAGGTATATTCCTATCTGGTCAGAGAATATTTAAAACAAGAAAAGGTGGGGTAATGGAAAACGAAAATACAAAAGTATCGGTAGCGCTTGGATATACTCTTAATTTAGGAAATTTTCAGTCATTAAGACTTGATCTTGGGGTTGTTGATTCTAAACGTGATAGTGAAAATACAGAGCAGGCTTTTGATAGGGTCTATAAGTTTGTTGAAGATAAACTAACAGAAAAAATTAAAGAGGCACAACTAGAGGCTGACAGCGACAATTAATGGCTGATCGCAAAGACCGTATGGCTTTGCTTAGTAGGTATAGTAAATTGCACACAGCAAAATACGAGCAAAAGCCATCTTTAAACTTAAACGTAGAGCAATGGTCTGCTGATTCACTTATAGAATCTTACGGCATTTCTGGTTGTTACGATTTACTAGAGTATTATTTTACTGTTGCACAAGATCCAAGTTGGAACTATTTTGCTTATAATGCAGAAAAAATTCTTAATGGTAAAATAGATGTAGAAAAAGATATTAAAGAAAGAACAGAGCGCAGGAAATTAGCAAGAAGGTGGCTTAGTGAATAATACAGAAGCAAAAGTTATTTCAGCATTACTACAAGATAAGCAAATGCATGTATTGTTGCAAGCCAACGTAGAAAATCTTCTTAGAACCCATAGTGATGTATGGAACTTTATTCGTTTATATTTTGATAATAATGGATCAATACCGCCAGCATCCTTAGTTATAGAAAAATTTAGAGACTTTCAACCAGTAGATGGTGTTGGTGCCACTAAGCATCATCTTGAAGAATTACAAACTGAATATTTAAATGATAGCCTTAAAGACATTTTAAGATCTGCAGCAGGTGAAGTACAAGTTGGAAATGGCACAGAAGCACTCAATGGTCTTATTACAAAGACATCTGAGTTAAAGAAAAACACTTCTGCTATACGTGATATTGATGCCACAGATCTTGATTCTGCCATTGCATACTTTGAAAAAATTCAAGAGCAAAAATTAACTGGTCAAGTTGGAATTAAAACAGGTTTGCCAGGATTTGACAACTACCTACCTTCTGGAATTATGCCAGGACAACTAGGTGTCTTTTTGGCTTATCCTGGAATTGGTAAATCATGGCTAGCACTTTACTTTGCAGTCCAAGCATGGAAACAGGGTAAATCTCCATTAGTCATATCTCTTGAAATGTCTGAGACAGAGGTTCGTAATCGTGTATTTGCAATTATGGGTGAAGGTCTTTGGTCTCATCGTAAACTAAGCAATGGCGAAGTAGAACTTGATATGCTAAAGAATTGGCATGCTAACAAAATAGCAGGTAGGCCAGAGTTTCATATTATCTCAAACGATAATGGTGGAGAGGTAAACCCATCTGTAGTTCGTGGAAAGATTGATCAATACAAACCAGACTTTGTTATTGTTGACTACCTGCAACTTATGTCTCCAAACCAAAAATCGGATAATGAAACGGTACGTATGAAAAACCTTTCAAGAGAACTTAAACTTATGGCTATTGGCGAAGAAGTTCCTATTATTGCTATTTCATCCGCTACACCTGATGATGTAAAAGATTTAAGTAGCGCTCCAACACTTGGTCAAACAGCATGGTCTAGACAGATTGCTTATGATGCTGACTGGGTAATGGCATTAGGTCGTGCTACCAATAGTGATATTATTGAGTGTGTATTTAGAAAAAATAGAAATGGTTTTATGGGAGATTTTTTAGTGCAGGTAGATTTTGACAAAGGTTACTATAGATATAAAGACTATGAGGATAAATAATGTTTAATAAAAAGAAAAAGATTATCTTTCAACCATATCTTGAAAATATTGAACTAGTAGCAGATCATCCAAGCCCAGGATATAGGCATGTTCCTAATTGGTATAAAAAACAAAAACTTTATTCTAACAATGAAAATAAATATTTTAATGCTTTTAAAAAATCTCTTTTTGTACAAACCTATAAAATGTGCACTCCGCTAGTTGACTCAATTACTTCTGGTTATATGATTACATTGCCAGCAGACATTATTGTTGTTAACAAATCATCAGAAGGATACAGCCCTCATATTTCTTGGAATGTTAGTTTTGAAATTGCAGATACACAATCACTAGAGGTACTTGGAAACTATCCATCACCAGAGGGATTTTTCCCACAACTTTATAGGTGGAATCCAGAGTGGATTATAAAAACTCCTGCAGGTTATAGTTTATGGGTAACTCATCCTTCTCACAGATACGATCTTCCATTTTTTACATTAAATGGGTTTGTAGATACAGATAAACATCCAAATAAATTATTATTTCCATTTTTTATTAAAAATGGTTTTGAGGGTATTATAGAAAAAGGAACTCCAATTGTTCAAATTATTCCAATTAAAAGAGATTCTTGGATTACAAAATTAAACAATTTTAGTAAAAAAAATATTTTAATTAGTGCTGACAATGTAAATTCTAAATTTGAAAGATTTTATAAGCATAACTATTGGACAAGTAAAAAATATGAATAATATTTATACAGAGCAACAAATTCTTCGTGTTCTTAATGGTGCGGGTATTGACATAGAGGCAGAGTTTGGTAATGACTTTATTATTTATTGTCCATATCACAATAACACAAGAACTCCTGCTGCAGAGGTTGCAAAAGATAGCGGCTTGTTCTTTTGTTTTGGATGTCAAACCACAAAAAATCTTGAAGAATTTGTTATGTTTATAACTGGTAGAACTTATTTTGAGGCAGCACGATATATAAAAAGCAAACAAACAGAAACAAATATTGAGAGTGTAATTAATAAAACAATGTATGCTGCACCAGACTTTGTTCAATACGACGAAGTATTAATTAAACGATTAAATAATCAAGCACTTGAATCACCAAGAGCAATTAGATATTATACTAGCAGATCTATAACAGAAGGTTCAGTTAAAAAATTTGTACTTGGCTATTCAGAAAAACAAGATATGGTAACTATTCCTGTTCATTCTCCAGATGGATTAACTCTTGGTTTTGTTGGTAGATCTGTAGAGGGTAAAGAGTTTAAGAATACTCCAGGACTTCCAAAAGGTAAGACACTATTTAATTTACATAGAGTGAAAGCATCTAGCATTGTGTATGTAGTTGAATCATCTTTTGATGCTATAAGACTAGACCAAGTAGGATTCCCAGCAGTTGCAACGCTGGGCGCTAACGTATCTGCATCGCAGATTAAGTTATTAGAAAAGTACTTCAATAATGTTGTGCTTGTTGCAGATAATGACGAGGCTGGCGCAATAATGATAGATAAGTTAGTTGAAAAACTTGGCTCATTAGTCAGCGTAGTAAATATAGATAAAAAATATAAAGATATAGGCGATATGGATGATAATGCAATTAGAAGCCTTGAGTTTCAATTTGACAAATCTATATCTTCTATGTTAAACTAAAATAACAAATCGAAGGAGAAAAAATATGAGCGTTATAAAGGGACTTAAAAATATAAATGCCCTGCTCGACAAACCAAAATATGATGAAAACTCACCAAAGGTAAGATGGTTAAAACTTGCCGATGGTCAATCAGCAAAGATGCGCTTTGTTGAAGAGTTAGACGAAGACTCTGCGAACTACAATGCAGATCGTGGTCTTGCTCTAGTTGTTAAAGAACATACAAATCCAAAAGACTACAAACGTAAGGCTGTAGATACAATGGAATCAGAAGGTCGTGACTGGGCAGAAGAAATGCACAGAAAAGATCCAAAGGCTGGCTGGAGAGCACGTCTTCGTTTTTATTGCAACGTTTTAGTCGACGATGGCATTGAACCACCCTATGTGGCTATTTGGTCAATGGGTGTTAGCAAGCAATCAGCATTTAATACAATTCGTGAGTATGCCTTAGAAACTGGCAGTATCTCAAACGTAGTCTGGAAAGTAAAGCGTAACGGTCAGGGTACTGAAACAAGTTACACAACTATTCCTAGTGCACCAGACACAGAACCATTTGACTGGTCAGCATACAAGCCTTATCCTCTTGAGTTAGCATTAAAGAAAATTCCTTATGCTGAACAAGAAGCATTTTACTTAGGCTTTGACGGTCCAACATCTTCATCTGCTACCAACGTAGATTGGTAAGATGAACTACGTAGGCTTACATTTACATACACACTATTCGTTATTCGATGGTGTTGCTACTCCAGAAGAATACGTGAACCGTGCAGTTGAGTTGGGGATGCCAGCAATTGCTATCACCGACCACGGTACTTTATCTGGGCATAGGGAACTGCACCGTATTGCAAAAGCAAATAATGTAAAGCCTATCCTTGGTTTAGAAGGATACATGTGTGCAGACATATCTGATAAAAGAGATAAGTCTGAAAGAGAAAGTCAACAAGATCTTGTCTATAATCACATTATCCTTCTAGCCAAGAACCAAAAAGGTTTAGAAAATCTTAATAAGATTAGTGAAATTGCATGGACAGATGGATTTTTTAAGAAGCCAAGGTTTGACTTTGAAATATTGCAAAAATATAAAGAAGGTATTATTGTAACCTCTGCCTGCCCAAGCAGCGTTTTAGTTAAAGCGTTAGAAGAACAAGAATTTGCTCTTGCTAAAAAACATATAAAATGGTTTAAAGATAATTTTGGTAGCGATTATTACATTGAGGTAATGCCACATAACACTCCTGAAATAAATAAATATTTACTTGAACTTGCAGATGAGTTTAACATAAAGGCTGTTGTAACTCCAGATTGTCATCATTCAGATACATCTCAAAGAGAGATACAAGAATTTAAATTACTTTTAAATACACATGCAAAAATTGACAAAGAGTCATCATACGAAAAGTCTAAAAAGAAAAAAGATATGATGGAAAGACTTGACTACCTTTACGGCGCTGACCGTAATATAACATTTAATAAGTTCAATATTCACTTAATGTCTTATGAAGAAATTAAAGCAGACATGCAAAAACAGGGTATTGATAGAGAAGACATATACTCAAATACACTGCTATTAGCAGATACGGTAGAAGAATATAACATTCAAGATGGATTAAATCTTCTTCCAGTTCAATATAAAAATCCAGATCAAGAGTTGTCAAACCTAGCACTTGCAGGACTTGAAAAATACAGGCTTACTAATAATTGGCTTGGCAATGATGTCTATGAGCAAAGGCTTGTAGAAGAATTAGAAATTATTCGTAATAAGAAGTTTGCACCTTATTTTTTGGTGGTTAGCAATATGATTAATTGGGCAAAGAAAGAAGGAATTCTTGTTGGTCCAGGTCGTGGATCATCTGCTGGCTCTCTAGTGTGTTACTTACTTGGTATTACAACAGTTGATCCAATAAAGCATGGTTTACTGTTTTTCCGTTTTATTAATCCAGATCGTAATGACTTTCCTGACATTGATACAGATATTCAAGATACACGTCGTGATGAAGTAAAAGATTATTTGGTTAGACAATATAGACACGTTGCTTCCATTGCAACCTTTTTAGAATTTAAAGATAAAGGTGTTGTAAGAGATGTTGCAAGAGTATTAGATATTCCATTAACAGATGTCAACAAGGTTTTAAAATTAGTTGATACTTGGGATGAGTTTTGTAGATCAAAAACCACAGAATGGTTTAGAGAGAAATATCCAGAGGTAGAAATTTATGGGGAACAATTACGAGGCCGTATTAGGGGCACTGGCATTCATGCTGCTGGCGTGGTTACTAGTAAGGATCCAATCTTTAGGTTTGCGCCATTGGAAACTCGCTCTTCTCCTGGATCCGATGATCGCATACCTGTGGTTGGTGTTGACATGGAAGAGGCTGAAAAAATTGGTCTTATTAAAATTGATGCGCTTGGTTTAAAAACATTAAGTGTTATTCAAGATGCAATAGCAATGATAAAAGAAAATCATTATAAGGAAATAGATTTATTGTCTTTAGATTTAACAGATTCAAAAGTATACGAAATGCTTTCAGACGGGTATACAAAGGGCGTATTCCAATGTGAAGCAACACCATACACAAACCTTTTAGTTAAAATGGGTGTAAAAAACTTTAATGAACTTGCAGCATCAAATGCTCTTGTTCGTCCAGGAGCAATGAATACTATTGGCAAAGACTATGTTGCTCGTAAGCATGGTAAACAGGCTGTATCATATCTACATCAGATCTTAAAGCCTTACACGGAGGACACCTATGGTTGCATTCTTTACCAAGAGCAGGTTATGCAAGCATGCGTACACCTTGGACAGATGTCCATGTCTGAAGCAGATAAAGTTAGAAAAATCATTGGAAAAAAGAAAGACGCCAAAGAGTTCGATACTTATAAAGAACGGTTTATTGCTGGTGCTTCTGCCTATATTGCTCCCAATCAGGCTCGTGATTTATGGCATGACTTTGAAGCGCATGCGGGATACTCGTTCAACAAATCTCATGCGGTTGCTTATTCTACGCTCTCGTATTGGACGGCGTGGCTAAAGTATTATTATCCACTTGAGTTTATGTTTGCCCTTCTCAAAAATGAGAAAGATAAAGATGGTCGTACAGAGTATTTAATTGAAGCAAAGCGCATGGGCATATCAATTAAACTTCCACACATTAATGACTCTGACTTAGATTTTAAAATTGAGGGTAAAGGAATAAGGTTTGGACTAACTAGTATTAAATATATATCTAATAACATTGCAAACAAATACATGGCAGCAAGACCTTTTAAAACCTATAAAGAGTTAGAAGAGTTTACTTTTACAAAAGGTAATGGGGTAAATAGTCGTGCTTTAACAGCAATGCGTTTAGTGGGTGCAGCAACCTTTTCAGATAATCCTAGAAATGATACAGAAATTAAAGAAAACATTTATGAATATCTAAACCTTCCAGAGTTTAATATTTCAATTCCTTCACACTATTATGCATTTATTCAAGAGGTTTGTGACTTTGAAGAAAAGGGTTCTTTTATTTTATTAGGAATGGCTAAAGCAATCAAACGAGGAAAAGGATGGTCAAGAGTTGAAATTTTGGACAAAACTGGGTCTGTTGGCATATTTGATGATGAAGCAACAACTATTGAGACGGGTCGTACTTACTTGGTTCTTGCTAATGATAACAGGATTGTTTCTGCAGTTCCTGTTGATGAAATAAAAGGATCTCCAAACGCTCTTGTAAGATTTTTAAGTTACAAACAATTACCTTACACAGAAGAAGAAATGTTTGTTGTTTCTTTTAAACCAAGAACTACAAAGGCTGGTAAAAAAATGGCTTCACTTACTTTAGCAGACACTTCAAGAGACTTGCATTCTGTTACGGTATTTCCAACAGCATTTCCAAAAGCATACATGCATATAGAAGAAGGCAAGGCATATAGGTTTAGTTTCGGTAAAACTAAAGATGGAACAGTTATAATGGAGGATGTAAATGTCAGTTAGTGTAGAGGACGTATTGTCACAGTTAGACCCAAGAATACGTAAGCGTTTAGGTACAGGAGAAGGTATTACATTTGAGTATCAACCAACTCCAAGTTTTGGATTAAATCGTGCACTGGGTGGAGGACTACCATATGGCAGACAAGTATTAATCTGGGGAAGCAAGTCTTCAGCAAAATCATCAATGTGTTTACAAATGATTGCTTTGGCACAAAAAGAGGGCAAAGTTTGTGCATGGATTGATTCTGAGATGTCTTATTCTGAGGATTGGGCACGGCAGTTAGGAGTAGACCCCACTAAATTAATCTACTCACAAGCAAGAACTATTAGCGATATGGTAGATGTTGGCGTTGGTCTTATGAATGCTGGAGTTGATTTGATTGTAATTGACTCTATTACTTCTATGCTACCCGCAATTTATTTTGAAAAAGATACAGATGAAATGAAGGCTCTTGAAAACACCAAACAAATTGGTGCAGAGTCTAGAGACTTTAGCAATGCTTGGAAAATGTTAAACTACGCTAACAACAAGGTAAAACCTACTTTACTTGTTCTTATTTCTCAATCAAGAAATAACATTAGTGCTATGTATACTAGCCAGCAACCATCTGGCGGACAGGCTACTAAGTTTTACTCTTCTTGTATTGTTAAGTTATTTTCTTCAGAGTCTGACAATCAGGCAATTAAAGGTAAGATAAAAATTGGAGATAAATTAATTGAAGAAAAGATAGGAAGAAAGATTCGTTGGGAACTACAATTTTCTAAAACATCTCCAGGATTTCAATCAGGAGAATACGATTTTTATTTCCGTGGAGATAACATTGGCATTGATGCTATTGGAGATCTTGTTGACACAGCAGAGTCTGTTGGTTTATTAAATAGAACTGGTGCTTGGTATCAACTAGATGATGGAACTAAGGTTCAAGGAAGAGATGGAATAGTTAATAGAATAAAAGAAGATCTAGATTTACAGCAACAATTAAAAGATAAGTTGAGCAATGTCTAAAGAGTTTACTGTTTATCCAGGAAAGTTTCCATGCAAAACTTGTCAAGAAGAAGTCTTGTCTTTAAGATATTGGAAAGAAACTGGAGATGCAACTTGGATGTGTTCTAAAAAACATATATCAAAAGTTGGACTAATACCACCCAAAAGAAAGAAAAGGGATTTTATAAATGAGTGAAAGAAGTGAGTCTAAAAGAATTGGTGCTAAACAACACAAGAATTCAGGTCGCAATAATAAAAAAGGAGATGCAACATGGAGAAACTTTATTGTTGATTTTAAAGAGGTTAGCAAATCTTTTACTTTAAACAAGGATGTGTGGGCTAAGGCTGTTACTGATTCTATTAAATCAGGAACTGATAAATCTCCTGCAATAATTGTTATTTTAGGTGAGGGTAACACAAAGGTAAGACTTGCTATAATTGAAATGGATCTTTTAGAACAACTAACAGAGGGGGAATAGAGTGACACAACAGGTTCAGCCAACAGGAACGACAATAGATATGGTCAATGGTTTAACTGAAATTGCTGACTACATGAAGGATGAAGAACTAACAATGGCTTTAACAATGATTGCTAAGTTAATCATTAAGCCAGATGTTCCGCTTAATGTTGCTACCGTAGAAATCGTAAGACTTCAGGCAATAGCAGCAAAAATGTCATTTAGAGCAACTTGGATGGCTAACGTAGACAAAAGTGACAGGGCAAAAAAGAACATATATTTCACGGCAGCAGAATCAATTAACAACTTAGTCTCAGCACTCAAATACATAATACGCTAACCTGCTATACTTATATAAAACAAAGGATGAAAATGACTAAAAACTTATTAAAACAGATTATGATTAAGCAAGATGAACCAATACATAACGGAGATGTTGACTATACTGAAGGTTTGGTAGATGCTATCCAAAAAGGATACATTGCTGACATTAAGCCAAAATTTACTAAAAAATATTCTTTCTCACCATCAGGATTGGCTTGGGGGTCTGGAGAGTGTGCTCGTTTCTGGTACCTTGCATTTGATGGTCAAGTATTTTATGATGATGCAAGTCCTTACGGTGTAGCAAATAGAAATAGCGGTACTTTAAGTCATGACAGAATTCAAGATGCAATGATTAGTGCAGATATTCTTGATAAGAGTATGGAGTTTGAAACAACAGAGCGAAAGTATGGCAAACAAAAACATCCTGCATTAGAATTTACAGTTAAAGTAGATGATCCACCAATATTTGGTTATGGCGATGCAATGCTTGATTTTAATGGACAGTCTATTGTTGCTGAAATTAAAACAATGCCAAATGATGGATTTGAGTATAAGAAAGCAAGCAGGAAGCCTAAAGGTGGGCACCTAATGCAATTGTTAATGTATATGAAAATATTAAATAAAGATAAAGGCGTTTTAATTTATGAAAATAAAAACAATCACGAGTTATTAACACTTCCAGTACAGGTTAATGACGAGTATCGTAAGTGGATTGATTACGCATTTAACTGGATGAGGCAGGTCCGTAAGGCTTGGACAGACAGAGAAATTCCAGTTAAAACATATAGGTCTAACTCTAAAATCTGCAAGGGTTGTCCTATTCAAAAAGCCTGTGCAGAGGCAGAAACAGGGGTTCTTAAAATTAAACCTCTTGAGGGGCTTAGTGAAACTTTGTGAAAAGTGTAACAAAGGCTTTACACCTAAAGTAACTTATCAAATTTATTGCGGCACTGAGTGTCGATCATCTGCAACAAAAGATAAAATAGTAGAAAGATATCAATTAACTCGTAGGCAAAAAAGAATTGGAAAAGTCAGAAAATGTTTTGGTGGTTGTGGACAACAACTATCTATATATAACGATTCTGGCTTTTGTTCTAATTGCAACGTAAGTAAAAAAGAAGTAAACAAAATGTTAAAAGAGATAAAGGGGTTTTTTGATTATGAACAAGACTAATCAACCAACAAGAATTTGTTCTATTGATGCTAGTACTAATAGCCTTGCATATGCGGTGTTTGATAATAAAGACCTTAAAGAAATTGGTAAAATAAATTTTGAGGGAAATGACATATATTTAAAAGTAGGAGATGCAGCAAGAAAAACTAAAGCATATTTTGAAACGGTAATGAAGGCAGATGCTATCGTAATTGAACATACTGTATTTATGAATAGCCCAAAAACTGCTGCTGACCTTGCATTAGTTCAAGGGGCATTGCTTGGTGCTGCTGCCATGTGTGGCATTAGAACAGTGGGAAAGGTTTCTCCAATTACTTGGCAAAACTATTTAGGTAATAAAAAATTAACAAAAGAAGAACAAATGTTAATTAGATCTAAGAATCTTGGTAAATCAGATTCTTGGTACAAGTCTTTTGAAAGGCAATTTAGAAAAGAAAGGACTGTGAAATTAATTGAAATCATTTATGATAAAAATATTAACGATAATGACGTTGCTGACGCTTGTGGTATCGGTCATTGGGCTATTAATAATTGGGATAAGGCAATAGGAAAAATATAATGCCAGAACTAAATGCCAACATACCACCTATAGAGTGCTATGTTCGTGGAAACTATTTAAGGAATCAATTAGATAGTCATGACAAGTATTTCCCATGTGTTATATTTGGTGTTGCTAGTATAAAAAGCAGAAGTCCTTTATTTCACATAATGATGGAAGACGGTGGGCTATGGTGGAGATTGCCAATTAGTGCATTTTGTACAAAACCTGGAGTTCCTGAAGTAGACTTACACAATTTAGTTTTATGGAACTCCTTTAGCCATCACATATCTGTGACTAAATTTGAAAATCTTACAAACCTTAGAATGTCATATATTGATAGAACAAAGACAAGACATGATGGAACATATCTCTTTACTCTTGACTGGCATAATCCAGATGCAAACGTTATGGATGACGGGTATTCAGAAAGTCCTTCTGAGCACAAATGTGGACACGTCATACAACGAGATGATGGCAACTTTGCTGTTCAGCCCAATAATAGAGTTCGTATTTATGAACCTTCCTTTACCCTGAAAAAAGATTATGTTATTGAAAGAATAATTAATGATTATAAATGGGATGTTGAAAATCAAAATAAATGGATGCTGGAAGACTCTGATAAATTTTATTATGATATTAATACAAAAGAGGTTGACAAATAATACTATGAGTGGTAAACTGTATACAAGTGAGGTTTGGCTTCGTAAGAGATATCTTATAGATAAAAAATCTCCACAAGATATTGCTAAAGAATGTGGGGCAAGCATAGAAACAATCTATGTATACCTTGCAAAATTTGGATTAAGGAAGTCAAAACGATGAGTAATAATTTAAATATTACGGTTGATCAAGTTAATCATCCGTTACATTATACAACTGACCCAAGTGGCGTAGAGTGTATAGAAATTACAAGACACCGAAATTTTAACATAGGGAATGCTTTTAAATATTTGTGGAGGGCGGGATTAAAAGATGAGGCTAAAACAATACAGGATTTAGAAAAAGCAATTTTTTATATTAAAGATGAAATAAATAGATTAGAAGGTAAATATCATGTCAACTGAGTCAGACTTAGTAAATCATCTTGATGAAGTAAACAAAGTCGTTGCAGAGTATCTTAAAGGTCAAGATCCTACAAAAATTTCTAAAGAGTTAGATATTCCAAGAACTCGTGTTGTTTCATTAATTAATGAGTGGAAGGTTATGGCATCTGCTAATGATGCTATTCGTGCTCGTGCCAAAGAGGCACTTGCTGGCGCTGATGCACACTACAGTAAATTAATAACAAGATCTTATGAAGTTATTGATGAAGCATCAATGACAAATAATCTTAGCGCAAAGACTCAAGCAATTAAGTTAGTTATGGATATTGAAAAATCTAGAATTGAAATGTTACAAAAGGCTGGATTGTTAGAAAATAAAGAACTTGCAGAAGAAATGATTCAAATTGAAAAAAGGCAAGAGGTATTGGTTGAAATACTTAGAGAGATTGCTTCTACGCATCCAGAAGTGCGTGATTTAATTATGCAACGTCTTTCTCAGATTGCCAAAGAAGGAGAAGTGATTACAATTGTCCACGATGTTCAATGATTTTCTTGAAGTATTAAAAGAAAATCAATTTGAAGAAAAGCCAGTAGACGCAAAAACATTTGTTGAGTCTTCTGAATATTTAGGACAACCACCATTATCTTCAATTCAATATGACATTGTAGAAGCAATGAGTCAAATATACAAAAAAGAAGACTTACAAGAATTATATGGATCTGTAGAGGGGGCAAGATATTATGATAAATATACTAAAAATGAAATCATTTTACAGTTGGGCAAAGGTTCTGGTAAAGATTTCACCTCTACTGTTGCTTGTGCTTATATTGTTTATAAGTTACTATGTCTCAAAGATCCTGCAAGATATTTCGGAAAACCAAGTGGAGATGCAATAGATTTAATTAACGTTGCTATTAACGCACAACAAGCAAAAAATGTTTTCTTTAAAGGTTTTAAAACAAAGATTGAGAAGTCTCCGTGGTTTGCTGGTAAGTATAACGCTAAAGCAGATTCAGTTGAGTTTGATAAATCAATTACAGTTTATTCTGGTCACTCTGAAAGAGAATCGCATGAGGGTTTAAACTTATTGCTTGCAGTGCTTGATGAGATTTCTGGTTTTGCATCTGAGGTTGGCACTGGTAATGAACAAGGCAAAACTGCAGAAAATATTTATAAAGCATTTCGTGGATCTGTAGATTCTCGTTTTCCAGATCTTGGTAAGGTAGTTTTACTTTCTTTTCCACGGTATCAAGGAGACTTTATTTCTAAAAGATATGATGATGTAATTGCAGAAAAAGAAACAATAGAAAAGAAACATATTTTTATTATGAATGAAAACTTACCACACAATGACATAAATAATCAATTTGAAATTAGTTGGGAAGAAGATAGCATTATTTCATATAAGGTTCCAAAAATTCTAGCACTTAAAAGACCAACATGGGAAGTAAATCCTACTAGAAAGATAGATGATTTTAAACTAGCATTTTATACAGACTTAGGAGATGCAATGATGCGTTTTGCTTGTGTTCCTACATATGCGTCTGATGCGTTTTTTAAACAAAAAGATAAGTTACAAAAATGTATGAATACCAGAAACCCTGTAGATTCTTTTAGAAGGTTTGACGAAACATTTAAAGCAGATCCAGAAAAAATATATTATATCCATGCTGACCTTGCACAAAAACATGACAAGTGTGCTGTTGCTATTGCTCATGTTGATAAATGGGTTAATATTCAGGTTATTAAAGATTATGAGCAGGTAGCCCCTATTGTTGTTGTTGATGCCGTTGCTTGGTGGGAGCCAAGAGCAGAAGGACCAGTGAATTTATCAGAGGTAAAGCAGTGGATTATTAACTTACGTAGAGAAGGTCTCAACATTGGTATGGTTTCTTTTGACCGTTGGCAATCATTTGACATTCAAAATGAGTTGCAGGCTGTTGGAATTAGAACAGAAACAGTATCTGTTGCTAAAAAACACTACGAAGATTTGGCTATGATGATTTATGAAGAGCGTGTTGCAATGCCAATGATTCCATTGCTGCTAGAAGAAATGTCAGAATTAAAAATAATGAAAGGCAATAGAGTTGACCATCCTCGAAAAAAATCAAAAGATTTAGCGGATGCAGTTTGTGGAGCGGTATTTTCAGCAATTTCACATACTCCAAAGACTAATAATACAGAGATAGAGGTCCACACTTGGAGTTCTGCAACACGACTTGCGGAGAAGCAGCAACGTATGGTAGAATTAGATAGTCGGGAAATACCTAACGATGTTAAGGATTTTCTAGATAAACTAAACTTAATATAAACTAATAAGGAGAAGAATGAATTCATTTAAGAAACTTGCCACAGTCTTGGCTGCAGCCTTGACACTTGGCGTGATGTCGGCACTTCCGACACAGGCTACAGTATATGCTGACGTTGTCACCATTGATGCCGTAGCAGATACAATCAATCCTGGCGAGACTGCAACAGCAGTTGTGTCAGTATCATTTTTGGGAACATCAACTGGAGATACCGTTTCGGTAATATCTGCAGTGTTGTCTGCCCCATCTACTGCTAGCGTTCCACAGTTTGCTGTTACAGAAACATCTAGCGCAACAGTGGCGTTATCATCAGATACAAGAACTGCAGCAATCTCACCAGCAACTAATACTACTGGTTATGTTACTGCAAAGTTGACAGCATCACTTAATGTGCCTAGCGTGGCTGGAACATATGTAGTTAGATTTATTCCTACATTGACTAGCGCATCTGGTTCAGTTACATCTGCTGCCCTTACA